CAAAGTTCAGGTGAGAAAATGAAGTGTCCTATTGTCACTGGTGATGCCGAGCTGAACGACGCCAACAAGCAGAAGGCAGTCGATAAAGCCGACTACATGGAAGCCGGAGAGGACGCAGAGTACAAGTGCGAGAACTGCGCTGCGTTCGTACAGTCGGATGAGATGCAAGGGTGTCTTGAAAACGGCATTGCAAAGGGCATGGAGGACGAAGCCGAGGACATGGGTTACTGTGCCCAGCTTAACTTCGTCTGCTCAGAAGATATGGTCTGCAACAAGTGGCTGGGTGGTCAGGCTAAAGGCAAGGGTGGGATCATCATCAAGATTGCAGGGATGATGGACGAATGACTGCCGTATGGACTCGCAAGGCTGGCAAGAACCCGAAGGGTGGGTTGAACGAGGCCGGACGCAAGTCTTACGAGCGAGAAAACCCCGGCAGCGACCTAAAGCCTCCCGTTAAGTCAGGCGACAACCCGCGGAGAGCATCGTTCCTAGCGAGGATGGGTAATATGCCGGGACCGGAGCGCAAGGACGGTAAGCCGACTCGTCTGCTGCTGTCCCTGCAAGCCTGGGGTGCATCCAGCAAGGCCGATGCTAAGGCAAAGGCAAAAGCGATCAGTGCCAGAAACAAGCGGTGATTATCGACCATCACCCATTCTGGCATTGCATTGTCGATGACTTTTTTGCTGACGCGATCAACTTAGCGAGAGAGTTTCCAGCCAAGGACGATGACTGTTGGTTCCGCTACGACAATCCGCTGGAGGTTAAGCAGACCTGCAACGACTGGCATCACTTTAAGCCTGAGACATACAAAGGCTTCCAATACCTGCTTAGTCCTCACTTCACGGAGATACTGGAGCGGCTGACCAAGGCAGACCTCATGCCAGATGTCGGGTTACATGGTGGAGGGATGCACCAACACGGCAGGGGGGGAAAGCTAAACGTCCACCTGGACTACAACCTTCACCCGAAACTTCACCTACAGCGACGGTTAAACCTGATTGTCTACCTGACACCAGGATGGAAGCCAGAATGGGGAGGCCACTTAGGACTGTACAAAGACCCCGACACACTGGTAAAAGCAGTTGAACCAAAGTTCAATCGGGCTATAATTTTCGATACTCGTGGCAGTTGGCATGGACTACCCGCCCCGCTAACCTGTCCAGCAGATGTCACCCGCAACAGTTTCGCAGTCTATTACCTGTGCGAGCCAGACACTACAGACAGCAGAAGCCGAGCATTATTCGCTCCAACTGCCGAGCAAAAAGGCAACGCTGATGTTGACCAGTTAATCCGTCAGCGATCAACGTAAAGTCAACCGATGACCCGATAGGAGTCGGAATGCAAGTAGAGCAAATCAGCATTGAGACGCTGATACCTTACGTCAACAACGCCAGAACCCACTCGGACGCGCAGGTTGCACAGATTGCAGCGTCGATCAAAGAGTTCGGGTTTAACAATCCTGTTCTGATAGCCGACGACAACAGCATCATTGCTGGCCACGGCAGGGTGATGGCTGCTCGTAAGCTAGGCAAGGACACGGTTCCCGCGGTAAGGTTGTCGCATCTGACGGAGTTGCAGCGCAAGGCTTACATTCTGGCCGATAACAAGTTGGCGCTGAACGCTGATTGGGACAATAGTCTGCTGGCGATTGAGCTTGCCGACCTGAAAGACTTAGGATTTGACACCGACCTGACCGGATTCTCAGCCGATGAGATTGCCGCGCTGATGCCGCCTGACTTTCAGCCTGCAACAGAGGACGAACAGGGAAAGCTGGATCAGCTTGAACCTAAGTGGATCGCCTGCCCACATTGCGGCAAGGAGTTTGACGCTCGTGAAGCCTGAGCTAAAAATAGATTGGGCAAGTCATGAGGCTGCAAAATATGCCTGCGAAAATTGGCATTACAGCAAGTGTCTGCCTGCCGGAAAATTGGTCAAAGTTGGGGCATGGGAAGGTGACAAATTCATTGGTGTTGTTATTTTTGGCCGCGGTGCTAACAACAACATGCTTAAGCCTTTTGGCTTGGAACAAGATGATGGCTGCGAATTAGTCAGGATTGCCTTGACCAAGCATGTCACACCAGTAAGCAAAATTATGGCTTTTGCCATCAGAGTTTTGAAGAAGTCTCAAGCAGGTTTGCGACTCATTGTCTCTTATGCTGACCCAGATCAAGGGCATCATGGTGGCATCTATCAAGCATGTAATTGGATTTATACAGGCCCAAGTAGCAAAGCCGTCAAGGTTTTCTATAAGGGAAAGTGGGCACACAAGAAGACAGTTGATGATGCTGGTGTAGATCAGACAAATCTTGCGAAAAAACTCGTACCAGGAAAACACCGATACTTAATGCCACTGGACAAAAACATCAGTGATAAGATTGCACCGCTAGCAAAACCTTACCCAAAGCGTCCGAAGCAGGCAGAGGCTGGGCCACCAGAACAGCGGCGGTGCAACACCGACCCGGACGCTCCAATTATTAAGCAACTTTCGGACATAAAAAATGCAAGGCAAGCGGCATAGCCCGTCAGACGAGGATCGTCGGCTAGTCAAGACGCTATCCGCTGTCGGGGTGCGTTATGTTGATATTGCCGACAAGCTACAGATCGACCACGACACGCTGACAAAGCATTACAAGCATGAGCTAATGGAAGGGAGAGTGGAGGCTAACGCTGCCATTGCTCAGACGTTATTCCAGCAGGCAAAGGCCGGGAACACCGCGGCGATGATCTTTTGGCTCAAGACTCGAGCAGGGTGGCGCGAGCATAACGTGGTTGAACACGCAAACTCTGAAGGCGAACCGCTTAAAATGGCAGTGACATGGGCGTCCGAGAAATCGTAATCCCTTACGCTCCGCGGGATCCACAGCTTGAGATCCATCAGGCGATGGAGAATAACCGCTTCACGGTGGTAGTGGCTCATCGTCGTTTAGGCAAGACTGTCAGCGCCATCAACCAGTTGGTAAAGTCAGCGGTGATGTGCCAGCTAGAGCGTCCGAGATATGCCTACATTGCCCCAACCTACAGCCAAGCCAAGCGAGTTGCATGGGACTACCTCACTCACTTCTCAGCGCCACTCGGAGGATCTGCCAACATCTCGGAGTTGCGAGTTGACTTCTGGGATCGCAGAATCGGTCTGTACGGCTCCGACAATCCCGACTCACTACGCGGTTCTTACTTTGACGGAGTTGTACTGGACGAGGTGGGGGATCAGAATCCAAAGATATGGAACGAAGTGATCCGACCTGCCCTAGCCGACCGTCAAGGCTGGGCAATGTTTATCGGCACACCTAAAGGCCAGAATCATTTCTACGATCTGCGGAACAGGGCGCAGGGTGAACCTGGGTGGAAGTTGCTCGAGTTCCGCGCCAGTCAGACGAAGATCATTGCTCAGTCAGAGCTAGACGATGCGCTGCGGGAGATGGGGCGCGATAAGTACGACCAAGAGTTTGAGTGTTCATTCCATGCTGCTGTCGAGGGGGCTTACTATGGGCAAATTCTTAACCAGATGGAGGGAGAAGGTCGCTTCTGCTCTATCGTCCGTGACGACCTCTGCAAGACGTTTGCTGCATGGGATCTCGGCATTGGCGACTCGACTTCGATCTGGATCGCACAAGTCCACGGACAAGAAGTCAGACTCCTAGACTACATTGAGAACCACGGGGTCGGGCTGGATTGGTACGTCCGAGAACTGCGGAACAAGGGTTGGCATAAGGCCGAGCACATCGTCCCGCATGACGTACAGGTTAGGGAACTAGGGTCTGGAAAGTCTCGATTGGAGGTCTTACAGCAGGCTGACCTCAGTTGCACGATTGCGCCACGTTTATCGGTGGATGACGGTATCCAAGCGGTCCGCAGACTTTTGCCCCGCTGCTGGTTCAACATCCCGCAAACGAGCGAAGGGTTGAACTGCCTGCGGAACTACCGCCGGACTTTCGACGAAAAGCAGAAAGTCTTTTATGATAGACCTTTGCATGATTGGTCTAGCCACGGATCGGACGCATTTCGTTATCTTGCAGTCGGTCTGAATGAAACATCATCCTGGTCGAAGCCGATCAACGTCAATACAAGGTGGGTGGTCTGATGCTAATGCCACAAGGTTTCATCGTTCAGAAGCGCGAGTTTGAAGATTTGCAGCGCAGGGTTGCTGAACTTGAGAAGAAACTCGCTGAACTGGAGACGAAAGATCCAGAGAAGCGGAAATATTTTCGGCGCGAGGTGGTAAATGGATAACGGGACTCTTACCGGCATTCTGCAAGCAGAGATCGACGATGCTATCGGGATGCTGGACAGCGAAACCACGGAAGAACGTGCCGAAGCACTGAACTACTACCTGCGAAACCCTTACGGCAACGAGCAAGAGGGGCGCAGCCAGATCGTCACTGGCGAGGTGGCAGAGGTCATCGATGGTGCGCTGCCGCAACTCATCCGCGTATTCACTGCAAACGATGAGATTGCTAGATATGAGCCTGTTGGCCCAGGCGATGAGGAAGGCGCAGATCAGGCCACGGACTACGGTAATTGGGTGTTTAGCAAGGACAACAACGGTTTTGCCATCCTGCATGACTGGTTCAAGGACGCTCTGCTTGCCAAGACCGGGACGGTAAAAGCGGTCTGGGAAGAAAAGATCGAGGTAGACGAGGAAACCTACCGCGGTCTGTCAGACACCGAGCTTGTCCTACTACTGTCTGACGGTACGATGGAGATCGTCGGCCAGGAGACGGAAGAATCCGTATCGCAGATGCAGATGCCGGACGGTACGGTTGTCGATCAAGTCACCCGTTCGCACAATGTTGTCGTCCGCAAGAAAACCAAGTCAGGCCGGATTCAGATTGACTGTATTCCTCCCGAAGAACTGATCGTCAGCAAGAAGGCGCGGTTCGGTGAGACGAAATCACCCTTCATGGCGCACCGCAGGCTGATGCCGCGGTCGGAACTTGTTCAGATGGGGTTCGACAAGGACGAGGTATACAGCCTTCCCGTCTACAACAGTCTCGACTTCACCGAGGAGCGGATTGCTCGATACTCTCCTGGTGAAGAACCGTACGAGCAGGACAGTCTCGACGAGTCAATGCAAGAGGTCGAGGTCTACGAGTCTTATCTGTACGTGGATTACGACGAGGACGGGATCGCAGAACTCCGGCAGATTTTCTACTCCAACAGTACGATCCTGACTTACGCTGACGGGCGGGAAGCCAACATTCCGACCGATTACGTGCCATTTCACGTGATCTGCCCGATCCCGATTCCGCACAAGTTCTTCGGTCAGTCGCTAGCAGACCGGACGATGGACATCCAGCTAATCAAGAGCACCGTCACTCGGCAGATGCTGGATAACCTCTACCTCATCAACAACGCTCGGATGCAGGTTGTTGACGGTCAGGTGAACCTAGACGACCTGCTGAACGTCACTCCTGGTGGTGTTGTCAGGACGAAATCGACTGGTGCAGTTGCTCCGATTCAGGTGCCGGACATCACTGGTTCTGCTTACCCGATGCTGGGCTATTTTGACTCGGTGCAAGCCAAGCGGTCGGGGGTGTCGGAGACTTCGCAAGGTCTTGATCCAAACATCCTGCAAAACGTCACGGCTGCGGCTGTAGCAGCGACGATGCAAGCCGGTGCTGGCAAGATGGAGCTAATCGCTCGGCTGTTCGCGGAGACGGGCGTTAAGAGCCTTTTCCGCGGCATTCTGCATCTGCTCTGCAAGTATCAGGACAAGCCACGTTTGATTCGGATGCGTGGCAAGTTCGTCGAGATGGATCCGCGAGAGTGGTCGAACCTGTACGACGTTTCGATCAGTGTTGGACTCGGAACCGGATCGAAGAACGAGCAGATGGCAATGCTTCAGATGATCCTGTCGAAGCAAGAGCAGATTCTCCAGCAATACGGTCCTGCCAATCCGCTTGTCTCTGTCGGGCAGTATCGGGCGACACTTGGACGGTTTATTGAGGCGGCGGGGCTGAAGGATTCGACGGAGTTCTTTAAAGAGATTCCACCCGAGCTAGACCAGCAACTGAGCAATCCACCTCCGCAGCAGCAGTCTAATCCTGCTCTGGACGCGATGATGGCTCAGGCGCAAGCCCAGATCCAGATTGAGCAACAGAAAGCACTGGCAGCGATTGAGACGCAGCGGATGAAGGCGCAGGCCGATATCCAACTGGCTCGTGAGAAAGCCGCAGCAGAGCTACAACTGAAGCAGCAGGAGTTTGCGGTTGAGGCTCAACTGAAAGCGGCGAAGGTCGGTGCTGGGATTACGCAAAACGTCGAGATCCCGGGATGAGTCCAGAGCAGGCGGCGAATCTACTGCGAGACGATTATTTCCGGGGTGAACTGGAAAAGCTGAAACAGGAGCAGATTGACCTGATTCTTAACTCGTCCGAGCAAGATATTGACGCACGAGAAAATGCGTATAGAATGATTAAATGCTTAACCACGGTTGTTAATCACTTTCAGTCGATTGTTGACACTGCCGAGATTAAGCGTAAACGTTGGAAGATCCTTTAAGGGGTGATATGGACACCAATCCGCAAGGAAGTGGCCCGCTGGATGTAAACAGTGCAGCCAATGCGTTTCTAGGCTTGATGGGGCCGGAGGAAGGCGAACAGCCCACTCCCGAGGCACAGCAGCAGGAGACGGAGGCTGTAGTTGAGCAGCAGGAAGTCGAGGAAACACCGCGCTACCGGGTGAAAGCCGCAGGTGAGGAACGCGAAGTTTCGTTGGACGACCTGATTAAGAGCTATCAACTTGGCACTGACTACACTCAGAAAACCCAGGCTCTAGCAGAACAGCGGAAGGCAATCGAAGCTGAGAAAGCCGCTGTCGAGCAAGCCAAACAACTCCGAGACCAGTATGCTCAACGATTGGAACTGATTGAAAAGGTTCTATCGGAGCAGAACAAGTCGGAAGATTTAGAGTCACTGAAAGAGTCCGACCCGATTGGCTACGCGATGAAAGTCGCAGAGTCTGTCCAGCGAGACAAGCAACTAGCCGCAGTACAGGCTGAAAAGCAACGCATTGCCGAAAAGCAACAAGCGGAGCGTCAGACGCAACTCCAGCAGTATCTTGCCGAGCAGCAGGCCCGACTACAGCAAGCCATTCCAGAGTATGCCGATCCGCAGAAGGGTGAAGAAGTCCGACGGGATATTCGCTCGTATGCACAGAACGTCGGTTTTACGGAAGGCGAACTCAATCAGGTTTATGACTCACGCGCTGTACAGGTTTTGTGGGAAGCCGCTCAGTACCGCAAGCTGATGTCTAACAAGCCGGAGGTAGCCAAGAGGGTTGCCGAGGCTCCTAAGACGCTAAAGCCCGGAACTGGCAAGGTTTCAAACCCTGAGTCTGATGCAGCGAAGCATGAACGAAACCGGCTGCGTAAGTCTGGCAAAGCCAGAGATGCAGCTTCATTGTTTGAACGATTCAATTACTGAGGTCCATCATGCCTACCTTTACCGCACACACGGCTATTGGCCAGCGCGAAGATTTGATCGATGTCATCTACGACATCAGCCCGACCGAAACCCCGATCATGAGCACTCTGGCTCGCACCAAAGCGACCGCTGTGTTTCACGAATGGCAGACTGATTCGCTTGCAGCCGCTACCGCAGCGAATGCCGCAGTCGAGGGTGCCGATGGAGTTTCCGCGACGATCAGCCCGACGGTTCGTCTTGGTAACTACACCCAAATCGTACAGAAGGTTGTACAGACTTCTGGCACGCTCGAGGCAGTTAACAAGGCAGGTCGGCGCTCGGAACGC